TGCTGAGATGGAAAGTAGGTGGCAGAAAAATGAATGGAAGAATGCAGAGTAGAAAGGAGATAGTATGCTTACAGTAGAACAGATTCCTGATGTCAAGAAGAAGATCGACGCCTTAAAGGAGAAGCGTGCCCGTGCTGAAGGGGCTATCGAGAACATTCGCCGTCGCTGGAAAGAGGAGTTCAAGTGCGAATCCAAAGAGACTGTCGACGAAAAGATCAAGGAGCTGGAAGTTGAAGTAGTCGAAGTGGACCGCAGAATAGGCGTGCTACTTGAAAAGATTGATAAGGCCTATGCCTGGGGAACTATGTGATGTTTGACATTACGACATACTCAAAAAAACTGGATCAATTAAAAGGCCGTCGAGTATTTCTCGAACGTCGCCTTAATGAGCTTGAACAAAAAAAGAAGAGCCTCTCCGAACGATTGATATCGATTGAAGAGGCTCAAGTTTTCATTCAACGAATTGCGAAGGAAACTCAGGAACAGCTACGATTCCATATTGAGGACATTGTCCAATTAGCATTGGATGCTGTATTTCCCGGTGAGTATGAGTTTAGAGTTGTGTTTGAGATTAAGCGAGGGAAGACAGAGGCGCGCCTTTGCTTTTTGAAAAACGATATAGAGATTGATCCTTTGACATCTGCTGGGGGTGGGGTATCTGATGTTGTGTCGTTTGCACTCCGTCTGGCTGTTTGGTCACTTGGACGGACTAGGCGGCTCATTATATTGGATGAGCCTTTCCGATTTCTGTCAAAGAACTTGCAAGCCCGTGCGGGAGATATTTTGAAGAAGCTATCGCACAAGTTGAAGTTGCAGGTAATAATGGTCACGCATGAAGAACAGATGATAGACATAGCAGATAAGAAGTTCTCAGTTAAGTTAGAACGTTCGGGAGAGTACAAGAAGTCAGTCATCCATGTTTTATAGGGGGTACTAATAGTGTTGTGCAAGGCCTATGCGACAGAGATGTTTGAGCGTTATAAGATGATGATACACAAAAAGGCGTGGCAGTTATCTCGCAGGACTCGACTGGATTACAAAGAGTTGTGTTCTGATGGGTATTTGTTGTTCCTCGAAGCCCTTGAGCGGTATGAAGAGGGGCAATATCAGTTCTCGACATATTTGCAAGCTTACCTTAAAGGTATCCTTGATCTGCATTATAGACAGAATAAAGATATTCTGCATTTCGACTATACAGATGATCCCAGTATTCTGAGTATTGAACATTTCGGAACATTCAAAGAGGCGTTTGATCTCTATGATGCGATAGAACGTGAGCTGTCGATTGATGCACAGCGGGTTGTTAGGCATGTACTGAGTAGTAATAAGAGACGGCAGACAGAGAATTCAATAAGGCTATATTTCATCAAGTTCTTCGGGTGGAGTAATAAACAAGTTGATTTGACAATAGGTGAGATAAAAAGATGGTGGGCTTGTTATGCCTGAGGGAGGAGAGATGTACAATTTTGATATTGATGATTACTTGTCGTTGTACTTAGCCGATTGGCAGCGGCAGTGGGTGATAAAGCATTTTAACTGGAACCGAGATATTGGGCCATGGTTTGAACGGTATTGCGTAAACAAGGAGAACGTTTGTGTCACGCCGAATAGTGTGTACATTGCCCGATTCCTTCTTGAACACAAAGGAGTCCTGGTTTTCCCTTGGATCGACTCTTATCGTAGCTTGTATTTGAATCAAGGTAATTGGAAGATGTATTTGTTACGGGATCCCGAAATTCATGATATTTTTACCAGTTATGTGTCCTCCAAACTTCCAATAGCACTAGTAGTAAATTACATCAAAGAGGGTGTTGATCTTCAATTAGTGTCCGAAGATCCTGTAACACCTAAGAATTACGTTTTAGTGGGGTAGGAGAGAAAATGCCTGACTACAAGAACGTCTTGATAACAATGGAGCAAGCCAAGAAGATTTGGAATGATGCTATGGAGGGCGCTCAGGATATTCCCGGCGGAGGCGATGCTGCTGATATGGAAGCTGTTGGAATTATCTACTCCCGAGTCAATCGAGCATTTCGGAAATGGTTAGAGGAAAAGGGAATTGTTTGATGCTCTAGGATTCCTTCATGAAAATGGTATTCCCTACATACTGGGCCCAGCGCCGAATATTCAAGCAGGCTGGGCAGGAGTACGGTGCCCTTTTTGTTCGGATCATTCTACTCACGGTGGTTTCAATCTAGAGGCCGGGTACTTCAATTGTTGGAAATGCGGTTGGCATAAGACTGTTGATTTCATATCAGTGACGTTGCAGATACCTGAGGAAGAAGCCTACGGGTTGTATGATGATTACTCAGGGCGAGGAGTGTTATTACAAAGGCTCAATGCGAAAAAGGTTCCCAAGGCTAAAAGTATTGAACTGCCTGGAGGGGAGTTGAACAAGTTTCATCGAAAGTATTTGATCTCCCGCGGATTCGATCCTGATTTCATTCAATCTAAGTATCATGTCACTGGAACCGGGCCATCAGGAAATTTCAAACTTCGCGTGATCATACCAATAATATATCATGGGCAGGTCGTTTCTTACACAGGCCGCGACATAACGGGTAAGCAGCCTATACGCTACAAGACACTGGGTGTTGAAGATAGTGTGATAAATCCAAAACATGTTCTATACAATCTCGATAACTGCAAGGAAGAGTGGGTGTGCGTAGTTGAGGGTGCGTTTGATAATTGGCGAATGGGGGACAACTTTTGTGCGACGTTAGGTACAACGCTTACAGACCAGCAGATCCGTCTTCTATCTGCATATAAGCGTGTTGCTCTGCTATTTGATTCAGAGTCAGAGGCACAAAGGCGTGCAGAGAAGTATGGCGTACAGCTTTCGTCTTTGGGTGTTGATAGGGTTGTAGTATTAGATACGGAGCGAGGAAAAGATCCTGCTACATATTCAGAACGTCTAGCGGAGCGAGTTAGGAGGGAAGTGGTTGAAATCTTGTATAAAGACCGCTGATTATCAGAATGATCAACTAGCTATCCGATTTACTGGTAGTACTCCGGAGCAGTTTAGTTATCTTCTTAACTCAGTTAAGACTCACATTGAAGGTCGTGTTTGGGACAATACTTTCAGAGTGTGGCGTGCACCCCCTCTCGAAAAGAACTTGGAGCATCTCCGTAAACTTGAGTTCCATTTTACACCCAAACTGGTTGAACATATTGAAGGAAAGAGTACTGCAGTTGTTCAGGGCAACACTCCTGAACCAGCAGTGTTGAATGACCCTAGACTAGAAGGACTGTTTCCTTATCAGGTTGAGGGAGTACACTTCCTTGAACAGCATAATGGTGTAGGCATCATCGGTGATGAGATGGGTCTAGGTAAGACTGTTCAAGCGTTAGGATATCTACTTCTTCATCCAGAAGACCGCCCAGCGTTAGTTGTTTGCCCAGCAGTTGCTAAACACGTATGGGTAGACGCCTGTGTTCGATGGTTACATCTATTAGAAGATGATGTTAACATATTGTCCTCAAGGACATGTAAGAAAGTTGAGGATCGTCCTATAGTAGTTGTCAACTATGATATTCTTAAGGATTGGGAAGGCGTCCTCAATTCCTTAGGTGCACGAATACTGATTGGTGATGAAGTACAGTATGTCTCAAATCATAAGACTCTCAGAACTAAGGCGTTTGTGCGGGTAGCTAAGCATGTTAGGAAAAAAGTTCTTCTCTCTGGTACGCCTATAAAGTCTTACCCGGCGGAATTCTTCACTATTTTGAACTTAGTGGCCCCTACGATCTTTCCGAATCGGTACAAGTATATGTACTCGTATTGCGGGCCGAAGCATAATGGGTTTGGATGGATATTTAAGGGAGCGACAAATCAGGATGAGTTGCGCCAGTTGATAGCGCCCTTGATGATACGGAGGGAGAAGGCAGAAGTCCTCCCGGATCTTCCACCCAAGTTGAAGCAAGTTGTGTTGCTTGACTGCTCTAGTACTGACTATAAAGCATATAAGGATGCAGAGGATACATTCTTGGCGTGGGTTAAGGATGTTGAAAAGAAAAAACTGTCTTTGGAGTTCAAGAATAATGTTGAGATATTGAAACAAGCAGCGTACTTAGCGAAGCGGAATAGCGTGATAAAGTGGATAACTGAGTTCTTAACATCGGGGCAGAAGTTAGTTATATTTGCAATTCATACCCGAGTCCTTGACGATATTGTCAGTGTGTTCGGGAACATCTGTGTTAAGATTGATGGACATACGAAGTCAGATCAGAGGAGGGAGATTGAGCGACGTTTCCAGACAGATAGTAATATCCGGTTGTTCGTTGGGCAAGTTGTAGCAGCGGGAGTAGCTATCACATTGACTGCCGCGTCCTGTGTAGCGTTCTTGGAGTTGCCATGGACGAATGCTGATATTGACCAGCCCGCAGATCGTTGTCATCGTATTGGGCAGACAGATACTGTCAATGTTTACTTCTTGCTTGCTAATGATACCATTGAGAATGACATCATCAAGCTCTTGGATAAAAATAGGGGTGTTGTGACTAAGCTTGTTACTGGTAAAGAAGTTGCAGAAGATGATTTGTTGAAGAATTTGTTGGATAAGTATACGAAGAAAGGGGCTAATCTTGAAAGCTAAGGAGATCGACGCATCCATCGAGCGGCAGATAGTTACGTATGCAATTACATCCACACGGTTCCTGCGAGACATCTTTGTTGCGTTGAAGCCCGAGCATTTGAAGTCCTCGTATGCTAAAATTGTTGTAGGATGGGTGATTGAGTACTATAAGGAGTATCGGGAGGCTCCTGGGAAGCATATCCAAGACTTGTACACGAAGAATAGTAGAAGTATTCGGGATGAGGAAGACACTGAGCTGGTTTCAGAGTTTCTTCTACGTTTGTCCAATCAATACAAGGAGGGTACGACACCTACTGATAAGGACAACATCGACTTCATTTTGAAGAATGCTATCACCTACTTGAAGCTCCAGGCTGTTGATAATCTTCGGACATCCTTAGAATTGTGCTTGTTGAATAAAGACCCTTTGAAGGCTGAAGGGGAGATTGCTAAGTTTCGTAGGGTGGAAACACCCCGGGACAAAGGTGTCTCGATGTTCGAGGATTCGGTGTCTGTCACCACTGCCTTCCTTGAGGAGGAAGACACGCTATTTAAGTTCCCTGGAGTACTCGGAGATGAGGTAGGCGTATTCAGTCGGGGGGACCTTATTGCGTACCTAGCTGCTGCTAAGAGAGGGAAGTCCTGGTGGGAGTGGTACACTGCGTTGATTGGTGTTTACCACGGATTCCGAGCAGTATTTTTTAACCTTGAGATGACGAGGAATCAGGTAGTGCGTAGGGCCTGGACTTCGTTGACAGGGATGCCTCGCCGACGGAAAGAGAATCAAGTAAAGCGAATAATTCAAGTGCCTTCTTTCTCTAAGGATGATGAGGAAGATGCACTTTGGAAGGTTGTTGTTAAAGAGAAGGAAGTCAATACAATCGACCTGTCGAAAGTATTTGCTAAGCAGAAGTCGTTCAGGCGGCAGTTCCGTTCTGGCAATATCCGGATCTTCTCGTTTCCTGCCTATTCCGCTACTGTGAATGATCTCCAAGCAACTCTGGAAAACCTTGAGTACTACGACAACTTCATACCGGACATAATAGTTGTGGATTATGCTGACTTGATTGTGCCCACGGGGAACTTCCGAGGGGAGTATCGTCAACAGCTTGACGAGATATGGAAGAGTCTGCGCCGTATTGCACAAGAGCGTAATGCACTTGTTGTTACTGCCTCTCAAGCTGGTAGAGCAGCCTTTACAGCAGACGCCGGGGAGAAGGATGTAGCTGAAGATATCCGAAAGATTGCGCACGTTGCGAAGTTGATTTCAATCAACCAATCAAAAAGTGAGAGGGATGTTGGAATGGTTCGTGTACGGCAGCTTGTTGAGCGTGATGATAGGATAGGCGGTCGATTAGTGGCTGTGTTACAATGCCTTGACACTGGTCAAGTATGCATAGATTCCCGTTTGTGTAAGGATGTTGAGTTGCCGGGCCCGAGTGATAAAAACGAATAATTATTTCAAACTCCCCCAGGTCAAGACCAATAATATATAGAGCAGGAGGATAGTACATGTACGAAGTTCGTAAGACAATGGAGATAGCGGTTGCACATAGGTTAGACCTTCCCTACCAGTCGAAGTGCACGAATGTTCACGGCCACAATCTGAAAGTGACAGTCGTATGCCGCGTCAAGGATGGCGGACTTGAAAACGGAATGGTTGTTGATTTCAGTAAGATCAAGGAGGTTGTTAACCAATACGATCATTCCAATCTCAACCGTTTCCTAGAGCAGCCCACTGCTGAGAACCTGGCGAAATTGATCCTCGAACAGATTCCGCATTGTACTAGGGTTGAGGTAGAAGAGACGGAAGGGAACAAAGCAATATATGAGCCGGTCTATGAATAACAAGATTCGGATCAATGAGATCTTCTACTCTCTTCAAGGGGAGGGCTATAATGTTGGCAAGCCTGCAATCTTTGTGCGGTTTTCGGGGTGTAATAGGACTTGCCCGTTCTGCGACACACATCATGAACCCTTCAAAGAAATGTCGGCCAGGGAAGTTATTGACCAGCTTCAGTCGTTTCCCTGCTCCAACGTTGTTATCACCGGAGGTGAACCGTTGTATCAGAGTGAGGCGTTCAAGGACCTCTGCAACGCCTTGCATGGTGACGGGTATTCCATATACATTGAAACCAATGGCGACTTCGAGTTGGATCCTTCCTCGGTTGAATGGCTTACGGTTAGCCCCAAAGGTCCTGAGTGGAAGCAGAAAGAGGGGGACGAGCTCAAGCTTGTTTACACTGGGCAGTCGAAAGAAGAACTTGAGGCTTTTATAGGTGCCGGAAATGGTCGTTTCCAGCATTACTACTTGCAGCCGAATGATAACAAGAATGTTCAAGAGGTTGTTGAGGTAGTGAAGCGGGACCCTCGTTGGAGGCTGTCCTTACAAATGCACAAGTTGATTGGAGTACAGTGATGAAGGTATGTGAGAGATGTGGAAAGGACAATATCGACCTTCTTGAAGTGGTCGTGGTGGCCGGCAAGCGTCATCTTCTTTGCAACAAGTGTGCCGCTCGCTACAAGCAGGAATTAGCGGCGTTCAACATGGAGTTCTCAGGCATCCCTAAGATCGAGAAAGGGATGTCAATGATATTGGAGGGACTTCATGACGCTTTTGGCCTTGACCTAAGCGACCAGAACTTCAAAGATACTCCTCGTCGTGTGGGTCGGGCCTATGCGGAGATCTTCCGCGGCCTACGTGATACGGA